TTATGCTTTCCCTCCGAACAGTCTCTTGAAAGATGACCAAATATTATCATGGGTTATCAATCGGTTTTTCTTAAGTCTTTTGTCTGTCAGAGTCTCAATACGATTCCATAAACTGTTTTCAGAAAACTCGGCAAAGAATGATAAAGAGTTTATACGTGAGTTATCGTTACCTTCGCCAATCTCTGTGTAGCACATCATTTGGTTTATTTCTTTTAGTTCCCTAAAAAGCTCTATAGTCTTATCATTATCAGAGCCCCAGTTCTCGCCATCGCCACAATAAAAAGTGTAGATATTCCAGTTATTTGGATGATATCTCTTGTCTATGATTTCCTTGACTTTTTCAAGCCCAGAAGAAGCCATTGTCCCGCCACCAGTAGCACGGGTGAAGAATTGCTCTTCATTGACTTCTTTTGCGTCAGTTGTATGGGAAACAAAAACAACATCAACTGAAGAATACTTGTGATTCAAAAATTGGTATAAAAGAAAGAAGAAACTACGAGCCAAGAACTTCTTAGACTTAGTCATAGACCCAGAGACATCCATTACAAAGAAAATAACTGCTGTAGTGTTTTCCTTTTCTACAGGAGCAATGTGCTTGTATCTTAGATCACTTTCATGAAATGGGAAACGCTCACCACTTTCAGGATCGTGTGTTCCAGCTTTGATTGCTGCTTTCTTTCTTTTTATCTTCTGTTTTATTGTTTCCTTTTTAGAAAGTCTAGGACGAATACCGTAAGGTCTCTTGCCTTTACGTTTCATCTTCTCTTCAGTAATAAACTTGAACTGCTTCTTTTCTAGTTCAGGGAGATTAAGATCAGCAAAGAGATATTCCGCTAGCTCCTCCAGGGACATCTCAATTTCGTACATTTCCTCACCAGGCTTATTGCCTGGCTTGTTTCCTTGCCCCTGTCCTTTGCGGGGATTAGTTTTCCCTATTCGTTGCCCTTGTTTTACATCCTTACCTTGGGCAGAGCCAACTCTTTTATTCTTTTCATTGTTTCCATAGACAAACTGGTGTTCTTTGATTCCTTTGATTGGAATCCTTATTTTCTTTTTACCACTTTGACCAATGATGCTCTCTTCGGCAACAACATCCTTGATGCTTTCCTTGATTGCTTTTTCTACTTTTTTCCTATGCCGAGAGCGGTCATTCGCTGCTCGATCGGCGATAGTCTTATGTTCTCTGAAAGTACTCATATAGTAAGTAGTTTCAGTTCAGGAGTTATGCTTTAACTGGTGTAAGCTCGGTTAGTGCTATTTCTTGAGTGTTGCCGTCCATGTCCTGAACAACAGCTAAACCTGGCTCGACAGATCCTAATGGTGCTCTGACCAAATCCATGATATAGCCTTTGTTTTCTACTCGTTCGTAATCGACCTTTTCACGACCACTTGCTGTTTTCTTAGTTACCTTTTCAAGAGTATTCCAAGTAACAGGCATACCTTTCTTGAAGTCCTTTTCCATACGGAAAGCTTCACGTAGTTCCTTAGTTCGCTTAATGCTTTCAGCGACAACTTTTCTTAATAGTTCTTCAGTGATGTTCATTTTTCATCAACTCCTAAAATTTTGATCGGCGTAGCAATGAACTCATTCCATAAAGAAGTTTTCAACTCACCGTTACAGTCATTTTCTAGATCAGTACAAAGATTGTCTTTATCTTCACCAGGGTAACCTAATCTATATAGGTTCACACATTTTCTTCCGTTATCAACAGCAAAAGATTTTACATCGCTACGAAACCCAGCACGAACATTTCCTTCAAACTCCATAATCAAGTTTGACTCTTTTCTAAAGAAAGGTCGTTCAGCCACGGTGTAGGCAGAAATGTCAAAAGGGTCACCTGAGTCTATTGCTCTCTGTATTCTATCTACACCGTCTTTTGTTGTGTAGTGGAGAAGTTTTTTGGGGTTATTAGTTGAGCCATAAATTTGCTCGGTAAATTCATCATCTATAAGAATGTATGGCTCCATGTCTCCACGGGAATAAAAGTATGCTAATCTTAGTTTGTTAATGTCAGGAAAGTAGCCTCCAAACTCCCTGCGAAGTCCCCACACTCTATGGTTGATCAGATCCTCGACATGATCCATCACATTCTTAAATGTAAGCAACTCATATCGATCAACTTCTACATTTAGCTGGAAGCCATAAAAAGAATATATTAAATCTACTAACTCTGTGGGACCATCAATCTTACCACCACGTATAGAGTGTCCATCCTTTTGGAACTGTAAGATTTGATCCGCAAAAGCTTCCCATTCAGCTATAGTGTGGAAAGCAGACTCTGGCTTAACGTATCCATGAACATAAACTTTAACAGCCTCGTTAAGAAACTGTTTCCACTTAGCCTGGTAGATCATCGAGGATGAACCTCGTAGGTCTTGTCATCTGTCTTGAAATCATTCTTTCTCATGACAGTCACAACTTTAACACTATCAGGACCTTTTTTCATATCAAGGGCAGCAACAACATTAAGATCAGGTGCCTTGCCTCTACTAACAGCACGTATGACAAATGGTTCATTATTCCCAAGCTCGCCATTGGCAAAATCATTAATGACTTTACCTAGAGCTAGTTCAACAGCGTTGATGATCGCTTCATTAGAGATTTTCCTATCATGACGGAACTGTCTCTCTTTGCTGTGCTTGGTACCAACAAGATCGGCGTCCTCAATATCGATAAGAACTTTCATACTACCAATCTTGGCAACATACTTTTGTTCAGCACCAAGATCCGCCATCTTGGCTTCACTTAGAAATTTTTTCCATTTATCGTGATTCATTTTAAAAGGGTCCTAAACCAGACTTGCCTGATTTGGCTGCTTTCTTAGTGAATGGAGGGGTATTTTTATTTCCGCCAGTAGAAGCTTTCTTTATCATTCTGTCGTAAGACTTACGGTAGATCTTCTGGATCTTACCTTCTTTGGCTGCCTCTTCGACAACGCCTCTTACAATCTCGGTCAAACGTGATAATGTAATCTTCATTGGCTTCTCCTAAAAATAATAGTTTAGGTTATTGAGCCACCACCACCATTTCTTATTTGTTTGAATTTTCAACATTTTTAGCTTGTAGCTCCTGGATTTGCTTCATAACTGCGTCGGTAATTTTTTTAGAGCTTTGAATGTCCTTAAGTCCTTCAAGAATCAAATTCCAAGTTTTATTCTTAGAGATCATTGGCACACCTAAAAAAATAAGACTTTGTAATTAGTCTACAGTCCTGAATAAAGAACGCTTTACATGCTCTGAAATAATACGACCATTGTCCTTGTAGTACCCAGTGCTCTTAACCATGAACTCGTTCTCACCTAATCCACAACATAGATTGACTTCAACTCTATAAAATGTTCGGTCGCCCAGTGCGGTCTCCTCAATGACAATAATCTTCTCACGACCCAGAGCGTCTGCTTGTTGTCTTAAGTGTTCGTAGAATAGTTCCATACTCTTGAAGTGAGTGAGTCCTGAGACTGCTGCAAGTTTTGATTGCAACACCCTGCGGTTGTTGGCGGCGATCTGCATCTCGTCCCTAGTCATAGTATAGATTAAAATAGCAGAAGTGCTAATAACTGTTGCAACAACTAGAGTAAGAATTAAAGCGAAGCCTTTAGTTTTCATTGATGATTAGGTTCCTCTTAGGCAGTCTCATCATCACATTATCCTGGATGACGTTTTGGTTAAGTTTTAGATTATTAGTAACCCAGTCTTCAGTTCTTCTTTGACAGATTCTTTCTGGGACACCATTGCGGATACATTCACGCTCCTTGTATTTCACAACTTGACAGTAACACCTCATTGCGTTCTGAAGTTTGAGTTGTGGGGAAAGGGTGATGTTCATTGGTAGGATTTCATCACCACCAGGAGCCCATCGTGGGCATTCGATTTGCTGTAGATTATATTCAGCATTATAGGGGCTCATAAAAACGAGCAAAAACAATAACTTATAAACCATTGTAAAACCTTACTTTTTATTTCCAAAAAATCTATTCGCAATAAATAGGGCAAGACCCCAACTAATGGCACACCATCCGATAAAGGCAAAAATGTATAAACTAGTGAAACTCATCGTAGGTCACTACCATTATCCTTCCAACGTAATTAGGGTATCCATGATAATATTGTAACCCGTATTGTTGTATTATTTTAATACTTTCTTCAATCATGACCTGACTATTGCCCGTGATGATTTCTATAAACAAACCAGACCTTAAGTGCTTCTCTAAAAACCTCACGACTTCGTTTTCAACCTCATGGTGACGCAGCCCATGAAGGTCCAATCTAGGAGTCACCAGCTTTCCCCGCAGCCCACGCACCAATAGGAGTTGTCAGCCGCCAAACCAGCCCGCCAGGGTTCCGCCAATTTTTCTTTTGAAGCCAGTAGCAGATTAACAGTATTCCGATATAAAATTTTCTCATAACTCAAAAACTCCGATTTTTTTCTTAAGAATTTTTTTAAGATTTAGATAACAGGTCGACAATATCTGTCTCAAGTAAATAGCAGGCACAGCCGTCATGCCTAACAACATAGACAACATCGCAGCCATGGTACATAATATTCTCAACAAGCAGAGGAGTCATTGGGAATTGCTTGCACTTTATCAAGTCTCCAACTTTGCAGTCAAAGCCGGCAACGGCTGGCACGGCAGTCAAACCTCATCAACCCCTACATAATGTTGAAGATTGAAAAGGTGCTCATCGCCCGTAAGGCAGTTAATCCCATAAAAGTATGAGCAATGCCCAGAGGACCTCGTAATCAAAACCAATCCATTAGGATTCCACGCAGTTGATAGCCCTCTCAATAAATCTCCAACCCTATAAGATCTTTTACAATATTTGATAACCCCTTGGGAAGGTTCCCGACTGGCTACGAACCTGTCGATGCGGTCGGCTCGTGCGGGCGAGTGTTGTGAAGGTGCTGAACCATATGTTGGGTCACTCCGCAAAGTCTTACCAGCACATGACTGCTGTTTATCGTTGTGAATCATTTAGAAGAGCCTTTCGTAGCCTTAGACAGCAAAGTAATCTTATCCGCAGATTTCCAGTAGTATTTATCCTTCACTAAGATTTTAAACATATTATCTCTAGTGATTCTATAACTCTGTTCTACTACTATTCCTACCTTATAATCTATTACATTCATACGGTCATGTCTAAACTTAACAAGGTCGCCTATATTATAACGGAATCCGCTGCCGTATGTTTTGTTGCTCATTATTCTTTTGTGCCCTTTGATACGAGTTCAAGCATATGCGTGCGGATGCTGTAGGTTTGGCTGCCAACTTGCACTTTGCAGACATGCTCTTCCTTTGCGTAGCGTCGTTCATGCCCGATGACGATGCCGACATTTTCGTACTCCTCGACAAAGTCTTCTGTTATTCTTTGCTGCTTCCATTTGACTAGATCTCCTACTTCGAAGATGAATGCTTTGTTGTTAGTCATTTATTTCGTATGCCTTTGAAAGCAGTTCAAGCTGGTGTTGTGAAAAGATGTGATCGGCTTGGGAGCCTGATAGGTTGATAAGATAGTAGCGGGTTGTGTGCAGGTTGCCGTCATTGTCGTAATGCTGTTGTTTGCTAGCAAGGTGGAGAACGATTGCGAGCTTGTTATTGAAGTAGTCAAGGTTTGGTACTTTGATTCTGACTAGGTCGCCGGATGTTAGCATTCGCTGCGAGCCGCTGAAACCATCTCTAGGTTAGTCATGAGGATGACGTCTGAACCCTTAGGACCTAAGATGGACGCAGCGACCACTTTATCATCCGTTGCAAAGTCGCCGTTTAGACGCTGACCTGTCTCTACATCCACGAACCCCGTGATGATCCCTTGACGCATGTACTGATCCGCCGGGGCATTAGGGTCGAGGGCATCGCCTTCGAACTCTAGACTCAGGTCATATTGTACTAAGTCGCCTACTTTAAACTTCGGAGTCATCTTCTACTTTCCTTATGAACTGGTGATTAACCCAGAGTACTTTTGTATTATACAGTATTTTTGCCCTTGCTTTTATATCTTCTCTTTCCCATCCGATGAATATAGCAAGTTCTGTTCTGTCGCCAAAGCTAGCAGCCCATGTGAATTCTATTAAGTCACCTGGTTGAAGTCCCATAAATTTATATAGGAATTTTTTGAGACTTTGGCATCATAAATCGTAAAGCCAATAATGGGCAGTTAGCTCTTCGTCTTTCTTTACTTCTTTTATTGTTTTTAGTTTTATGTATCTTCCCTCGATATAGGCTTCGCAGTTAGGATCTTCTGAGTGGTTGAAGAATCCGCCTAGAGGAGTTCTGATATATCCGTCTTCAAACTCATAGTCAGATACGTGGGTGATTCCAAAGACGTGTCCTTTTTCTATATCTTCTTTCGCATACAGACCCATACCATGTATAGGAGATTCCTTAAGGCAGACATTGGCTGGGAGGGGCAAATAAGTCATGCCCTATATAGAGGTCATAATCTGAAAAATTTAGCCCCGTGTCGTGAATGTACTTAGCACCCCCCTGGAGGGCAGTCAAGCCCTAGGGACTAACATTAGGGGGATAGGGGGCTGGCATGGCTGTCAACGTTTGCATTTGCCGGCAGCAATCAAATATTCTGCTGTCCTTCCGTAGTGACCTTGCAGCATATAAACAAGACCGCTGTCAATTAAGTGTTGGAACATCTGGATAGTTTCTGTTTCAGTTTGTTCTCCGCTTTCATATGCTACCAGTAGTTCTGTTATGTTAATCATTATTTATTTGTTCCCTTGATTTTGATTAGGAGATTGCGATCACACGCTCACGGGTTTGGAAGTAGGGACGGCTAGCACCCCGCTCATCAGTCATCCACATCCGCTGGGCTTTGCAGGCTTTGGGAGCAGGAGCTTCCATGTCCGTCAAAATAATAACACCGTCAAAGTCCCCACGCTTATTTACATATTCGGTAGGAGCATCAAAGCAGGTGCCGCCGCACATCACCCGTTCAGCTTTGTGAGCCTTGCCCTTCTTCCATTCATAGACCAGCTTCTCATCAACGCTGGTATCAAAGGGAATGACCGTGAAGGCAGCCAGCTTAGCAAGTTTATTAAGCTCACCGAAGAAGCTCTCAAGCATTTCATCACTAACGCTACCAGACTGGTCAATAGCAATTGCGATCTTTGCTTGCCGCTTTACTTTCTTCCCTGGGTGAATGTAGGCATACCGCTTGTTAATACGGCGGACAGTGCTGCTCTTGTTAGCACGTTGGGAAGTCTTGATGAAGTATCGTAGTACCTTCTTCCAGTCTACCTTCGTTTCAATCCTTTTCATGATTTCTTTTTTAAGGTCCCCTGAAACTGATCCCCAGCCGTTGGGAGACTTGCTGGCTTCCTGGGCAGCCTCCTTCATTGCTTGCTTCAGTCGTTCCTTAGCCATCTGGTTGGCAGCTTCTTGTGCAGGGCTACCACCTTCTTCATCCCAACCCTCATGGCTATCAAGCTGACCAGTACCAGCTTCGCCCTCACCGCCGTCCATACCGCCGGGAGCATTGCACTGATCAACCTGATCTTGAGTAATGTTCTTGAGATACCACTCAGCCGTTTTGAACTTGGGCAGTTCTTCAAAAGGACCGACACCCGGCATACAGGCAAACTCTGGAAGCTCATCAACCAAGTGGCTGTTGATAGCCAGGTCAGCAGCAATGTTCCACGACTTGTGAGCAACGCCTTCAGGCTTACGGCTGGTAACGTGTTCAAAAATCAGGTGATAGAACTCATGCTTGAGAACACCCTTGATCTGGTTCTCGGGCAGGCTAGCAAGGAACTCAGGATTGTAGATCATCTCAAACTGACCAGTGTTCTCATTGACGAGCACACCTGCTGTTGGGATACTGCGATCCTCACGCTTCTCAATCTTGCGGGACAGACAAGCAAAGAAGGGCTCGTCCATCAGCAGTCGATAAGCATGGAGTTTAAGATCAAAGCTCATAATATCTCTCTTCCCTACATTAGTATATTAGCACATCATACTACTCTGTCAACTTTTATTTGCTGCCCTCAAAAACAAAAGCCCAGCCGAAGCTGAGCTAATGCACCTGGGATAGGGTGAGAGAGAGATTAGGCTCCCAGGATTTTGGAGAGGTGAGAACCGACGGCACCATCATTAGCACCGTGGAACTTGATGACGTTGTCCTGAACACCAGCGGTGCTGAGGACCGTCCAGAGCTTCATTGCCGCTTCAGAGGGCAACTCGCAGAAGTAGCTAGCCAGAGCACTGATGTGTTCGGCGCTGAGTTCTTCCTTGCAGACTTCTTCTGCTTCAATCTTTTCCACCATCGCACAGTGCTCATTCAGGGAGAAGGCAGCCAGAGCGTCTTTACGCTCACCAGCGAGAAGCTGAGCAACCGTCACAACCCTTTCATAGTTCTGAGCGAAGTCATTGAGAGCGACAGCAGCTTCGAAGCCGACGAAGGACTGAGCAAGGGTGAACATTTCAGGACCAGCTTCTTCAAGATAGCCAGCACCTGCGAGCACATCGTTCAGCCGCTTCCAGCTACGACGGCTGGGATAGCGCTTGTTCGGCTCAATTTCGCCCTTATGCTCAAGGTGATCCCTATTCTGGTTCACAAAATCCCAGATCAGGCTATCAACGTTTTCCTTGCCCCATGCAAGCCAGTCTTCAACAGTGGGCTCAATATCCCAGACTGACCATCGGTCAAGTTCTGCTGGGTCCATTTCATTAACTTGGTATTGTTCCCCATGTTCCCCGCCATTGATGGCAGCAAACACAATCGTGTCAGGGTGAAGATGATGACCATTCAGCTTACGGCTGTCAGTCAGTTCGAAAATCCCTTGGCGGACTTCCAGAGTAGCACGATCAACTTCATCAAGGAAGAGAACTGCTGGCTCTTCACAAGCTTCTTTGAACCAGTCAGGCGGGTTAAAGCTCGTGCGGTTGCCATCAATGCTGGGGAGACCAACAAGATCACCCTCTGTCATCTGGCTAGCACGCCGCTCAATAACAGGCAAGCCCATGTTAGCAGCAAGCTGATACACAACCTGGCTCTTGCCAATACCGTGGCGACCACGGAGCAGGACAGGCAGGCGAGCAGCGCTCACTGCGGGTGCTAAGGAAACGAACGTTTTGAAATCAACAGCCATGAATCTCTCTCCCTTACACTAGTATATTACTACAGATGCTGTATCCGTCAAGTTTTTAATGCTCTTTTTTCACATTTATTGTCTTTTTTTATTCCCTGCTTTTTCAATACGTTAGTTTAACTCTCTCCTAGTCGAGTACGGCAGTCAAAAGCTGTTTAACACCTTCCGAAGAGTGTGGTAGAATGGTAGTCCTTTCTGCTTTTGCCTGCTATTGCTTTTTGATTGACGTTGATCTATTTACCGTGTATTTAATACAAATGCTGACAATCGCTGCCAAAAGCAGCCAATGGCAGTCATAGCTAACATACTGATAAAGCTAGCATAGTGTTATCATTTTGCAATAAAAACAATGAGTTCTGAAAACTGTGCATTTCTTGCAGTAAGTGTGCAAACTTTGCAGTGATCTGTAAACAAACTAGTAAACGCTATCAACCTAGCAATCTATACGTCTGTTCTTACTGAATCTATTACTGTATATAATACTATAGGTAAGCTCATTATTATCAGCTTGATTAGTCCTTTCATTTCTTTTCTTTTGTGCCTTTCATTCGGGTGATTATAGCAGCCACTCGGTCGCCAACAAAGTAAGCCAAAAAGTAAAATGAGATCATAAAGATCACAAATGATATGAACTTTACGATCATGTTCATTTACTCTTCTTCTACCACTGGAACATAGCCAACAACAAATGGGTGCTGGTCAGAGTCGTTCTCCCAGACAATGCCGTCATAAGCCCAACTCTCGTCAATGTCGAAGTGCTCTTCATAATAAACCTCATCGGCTTCGTCTTCGTCGGTAATCTGCCAAGCATCCACTAGGAACTCTTTAGCGGTTGTGTCTGTCCAGTCTAGCCGCCAGAACCTTCCGCCTTCAGGGTATTCACCTCCGTTGGAAATGTCTTTCAACTCTCCGTTGTCAATCATCTCCTGAAGTCTTGGATACTCTTCTGTATCCAGAACAATAGTTCTTGCTTCTACGATGTGTTTCTCTGTGCAGACTTTTACTTTAATTTTCATTTTGTTCTCCTTCAATAAAGTCTTTGGCTAGTGGGAAGATTTCAGCAATCACTTTCGCACAAGCGTGAGCGATTTCCATATGTTCTTTTTGGGTGCCGTTGGCTGCTCGCAGTTCAATGTAGTGAATCCACGAGCGGAGTGTTCCATTCATATACAATCGTGTTTTAGTGTTGCCTTCAGGTAACACAACTCTTGCTTGCTCTTTAGCAATCCCGTTCTCAATCGCCCAGTCATATGTTTCTTTGGCTAGGTCGATCACAGCAGTCTGCCTTGCGTTCCACTCTTCTTTGAGAGTATCGTCGTCAATATCGATTGAGTTCTGCCTGTTCTTTTTATCTTGTAGCCGTGCATCCCGCAAGATAAACATATCGCCCATCTCTTTTGGGTTGGCATATCGCTGACTGAACTCCTGAAAAGCAAAAGAGCGGTGCCGAACAATCTGGTGAGCGATATCTCTGGTCGTATTGATTTCAAGACAAGCATTCACCATCTCAAGTGGTGACCAGTGAGCATGTTTGATCAGGTATTTGATCAATCGCTCAGAGGTTTCCTTATTCATTTGATTGCTAGGGTTGCTCACCCTCGCACAATAAGCAATCAGTTCCTGAACATTATTAAGATCAAGCTCTGATTCGTCGGGAACTCGTGAGTATGAAATAAGTTTTACAGTCATATTCCTTACAAAGCCGCCAAGATAAATGTTGTGATCACATATAGGATTGCAAGCCTGTCTAATTGTCGTTTGGTGCTCTTTAACTCTTGAGCAATCACATGTATCTTATCACTGTTTAGGACACATTGTTCAGTTAGTTTTTTAATATCTTCCATTTTAATCTTCTCTATTTTCTTCCTTGAGTTTTTCGAGCAATATGTCGAGGAACTCAAGTGTTAGCTTAGCCATGAAGAATCCGCCGATCAAAACGACGGCTGCTAGAACTGCTACCTTCATTACTTTGTCTTCCTAACATTCTCCAGGTGACGATCGAGATACCATTTAGCCTTTTCTAGGTCCTGAATCTCTTCTCCCTTGTGTGGGGCACGTAGCATATACTTAATGACGTTGCCTACATTGAAGTTGAGGTCCCAGCTTTCAATCACATCGATTGCTTCGACACCTTCGTTATAGTGTTTGGGGTGATCTACATTATTATTAATCATTTTGTTCTCCTTTTGATTAGATTTATTAGATCTTCTGCAAAACCACATCCTATGACTCCAACTCTACTACTCATTTATAATTCCTCTCTTGAGCTTACTAAGGGCACTTCCAATGACTTGGTGCATGTCATAGTACTTGTACTCCGCTAGTCTACCACCAAAAATATAGTTGTTAAAGTCTTTGGACAGGTTTTTGTATTTTTTATATATCTCTAAGTTCTTCTGGTCCCCGACTGGATAGTAGGGAACCTTTCCAGCCGAGTATGAGTCTGGATACTCCCTTGTAATAACAGTTTTGTCCTGATTTCCAAACTCAAAGTGCTTATGTTCGCATATTCTAGTGAATGGGACACTCTGTTCAGTGTAATTTATTAAAGCGTTCCCTTGAAAATCCCCCTCTAGGATCTCTTCCTCAAACTTCAAGCTTCTATATTCAAGCTCGCCAAAAGTGTATTCAAAAAGTTCATCTATCTTTCCCGTGAAGATGATCTTTTTAGAGATGCTTTCAAAATATTCTTTATTGTCAAAGAAATCGACGCCCGTCTCTAGATCAACGTTCTCTAGAAGCTTTTCAAAGATCTGCGTATAGCCGCCGATCGGTATTCCCTGATATCTGTCGTTAAAATAGTTATCGTTATAAGTTAGCCTAATCGGAAGTCGCCTAATAATCGATGAAGGCAAGTACTTTGGTTCTCGCCCCCACTGCTTAGTGGTATATCCTTTGACAAATATTTCATATATTTCCTCACCGACCTGAGAGAGGATCCACTCCTCCAAGTTCTGAGGATTTTTGATGGGGACTCTGTTTTTCTCTAGTTTTAGCTGTGCCTCTTGAGGAGTCTTAACTCCCCAAACTTGGCTGAGAGTCATCAGATTAATGGGAAAAGAATATATCTGACCCTGGTAATTTACTTTGGTCCTGTTTGTGTAATGATTAAACTCAACGAACTGGCTGACATAATCCCATATCCTCTTGTCGTTTGTGTGAAAGATGTGGGGTCCGTACTTATGAACATTGATACCCTCAACGTTTTTAGTGTAACAGTTGCCACCTACATGGGGACGCTTCTCCAAGACGAGAACTTTGTTGTTTAGCTTTTCTAGTTCGTAGGCGCATATTGAGCCAAATAGCCCACTGCCCACTATAATGTAATCATACAATTTTATAACCTTTTCTAAGACTATCAGCTTTGATACATTGCCCTCATTCTTTCAGGCGTCATGTAATGAAATGTAACAGCATTTTTTTCTAGTTCTTCCGTAAAGTCAGAATAATATTCTTGATAGAGACTTTCTGGATTATTCCACCAAAGCTTATCACTTGGGAGAAGCTTAACATCACACTCTCGCATCCAAAACGCAACAGTAACATCAGAGTGTCCGCTTTGAGGCAAAGACTCTTCATCCACTTGTTTTAAGAAGTTTTGGATACTTAGACAGGCTGCCCTTGACAAGACAAACCCAGCCCCGCCACTTGGATGATAAAGGGGTAGCTGTGTATTTTTTCCTTTGATCTTGTGCATCGGATAGCCTGTTTGGCGTCCGTGCATATCTAGACCAGTCTCCCCTAGATACAGCAATCTTAGCAAACAAAATCTTTCTTCTGGGTCGAGTTCATCTAGTCCCAAGTTGTTGATATTGTTATGATTTATGTATGTGTCATCATCGACAAAGAAATAGTAGTCAAACTTAGTGAAGTCGTGGTTTAAGAAAAACTGAGTGTATTTCTGCTGAATACCATCATAGTTTTTCGGGGTGTTATACCCAACGATCTCCTCATCGACTGGTGTATCAGTGAGAAAAATAGTATCAAAGTTCTGACCAAAGGTTTCTTTAACTGCTGGGACTCTTGTATCAAGGTACTGGTCACAAGTTAGAGTCACAACTTGTATTTTGTCAGCGATCAATTTGTAAGCCATTCTTGAATAGAGATAGTTGGTTCCCAGCCGAGCATACTCCTAATCTTGCCGATGTCTGCAAGGGTGGCACGAGCCTCGCCTAGGCGTTCGGGAATATGAACTACCTCATTGCCGATTAGCTCAGCAAGCTCTAGAACGGACATATTTGTTCCTGTGCCAACGTTGAATGTCTCGCCAAAGATCTCGCTGTTCTCCGAAGTCATAGCAAGAAAGTTAGCGTTGGCAACATCCTTCACATAGGTGAAGTCACGACGCTGCTCACCGTCGCCAACAACAGTCATAGCTTCCCCGTTGGCTACCTGTCGCTGGAAGATCCCAACTACTGGAGCGTACTGACCTTTAAGTGGCTGACGTTCTCCATAGACATTAAAGTAGCGAAGGATAACGGTATTCAATCCAAAGAGCCTAGTATACATTTTGCATAGCTCTTCACCTGCGACCTTTGTCACAGAATAAGGATTGAGACAGTCATTAGGCATATCCTCTCGTAATGGAGGAATGTTCTTGAGCCCATATGCTGAAGATGTTCCAGAGTAAATAACTCTCTCAACGCCATGAGTTCTTGCTGCCTGAAGAACATTGCAAGTGCCAAGCACATTGACAGATGCTGCACGAGATGGGTTCTCGATTGCTGGCTGGATCCTTGCTTCGGCAGCGAAGTGGAACACACCCTTCACCCCTTCAAATAATGGAGCAAGAGATTCATAGTCTGTAATATCAACTTTGTGATTCTCTGCCCTATCATTCCAGAAAAACTCTTCATTACAATCGGCAGACTCATCATCTACGACGACAACTTGATGTCCGTTTTCCAGGAGTTGTTCAACGAGGTGGCTTCCAATAAATCCAGCACCACCAGTTACCAAATATTTAGCCATTTATTTTCTCCAGGCTTTAAAGTTATAAAGTTCTACCCTCTCACAACAAGCTCTACGTCAGAAGTCTCAGTGTCTGTTTCAATCCAGACTCTTGCTCCACAACTTAGTGGCTTATGCGGACTATAGATTACTCTTCCTAATTCTACACCATCTTTTGTTTTGATTATAGCCTCGTGGGCATAATTGTTTTCTTTATATGTTTTTACCGTCAAGACTGGCTCGTCAGTGCCCTGTTTTGTGTTACGGCGGATGACATTCTGATTTACATGAATAATCTTCTTCATTTCATCACCCTAAGACAAAGATGACTACCGAAGTTTGAAGGACAGCCAGAGCGGTGAAGTAGATAAGCAAAGTACCATCTGACCAACCCTCGACCCATTTATCAAATTTCTCTTTCATTATGCGCTCCCAAGCTTATGCCATCCACGGCGGGTTTGAAATTCGTTGTGAAGGAAGGGGTCCCAAAAATCTTCAGTGCTCATGAGGTGCTCGTAGCCACCTGGGGACAGCCGTTCCGCCTCTTTCCAAACAATGTCAAAGGCTTCGATACGTGCGATAAGTACTTCTTTTTCCATAGCTTTTCTCCTTACGCTACGATGAGTTCGCTACCAACCTCTTTGATAGCCTTAATAACTTTGTTGCCGAATCGCTTGTTCATCCACTTGGCACCCCACATATAGACTGGCATACTGACGGGGAACTTGCTATCTCCCTCGTAGCCATCAAGATTCACACGGGAACCGTGAACGGGGCAGATCAAACTGAACTGGTTGTGCATGTCGCCGAAATAACTACTCTGTTGTTCAATGTTTCGGGGAACCGCAATGTTGCGAGTGCGACCTTCGTGGTCTTTGATGATAATGCTTTTGCTGCCACGGAAGACCCAGTATTCAAGCACATTGCCCAAGCCGCTGCTATTCTTAGTATCCTGCTGACCAATCTGGGACCAGTCAATGCCCTGAACCAAGCCGACACGATCAACATAGTCTCTGGTGGTATAGTCATACTCACGGTACTGAATCAGAGCACCAGGCACAATACCAGCAGCCTCAAAGGTCATACGAGCAACTCGGTGAGCCAGGGACTTCATCGCACGGCACTCACGGATGTGAGCTTCCTTCTCTGGGCAGTTGCGACGGTTGTGACCAGTCCTGCCGCAGAAGCTACATTGACGCTTTTTACCTCGCTCTCTACGTCGGGCAGCGGCAGCAAGACGCTCACGTTGCTCCATAAAGCTGGTGGTTTCCCAATAGCTGATGTGCTCTTCGTGATCAATGTGGTGAATCTCATAGTAGTCGTTGACACCATGGGCTGCCATCTGCTTTTCTCTGAGCGGCTTAATCACTTCGGAGTAGCTAGCATCAGGCTCAAGCTCAATGCCATACTTAACACAGAGCTTGAGTACCTTCTCATAAGCCGCTTTGACCTCAGGGCAACCACGACGATTGTGACCCCAGCCGGCACAAGAAGAACATTGATTAGTGCGATAACCCATATCTGTATCTCCCTTACATCTTATATTATCACCGACAGGGAGTACGTCAAGTTTTAAATTCGTTCTTTTTTATAAATTAACAAAAAAAGTGCGGTATTAGTGGAGCATTTGATAAACTGTCTTTCGACATTGTTTGTTTCTCCGCCGTTCACGGGCATAGTTCGAGTAGTAAGTCCACTTCATTTTGCGGAGAATGAGAGAGATAGTTCTCTGATTCTGGTTCTTTAGAATTTGTGTGATTTGTTCCGCTTTTCTAAGGTCTTGGTGTCTGCTTATCTGCCCACCATAAACGGCTTCTGGGCTCGTCAAGTCCGCCGTTAAAAGGGCAGCGAGAAAAATAAAATATGCTTTAATCATAGTTAACTTTCTTTGGATCTAGGTTCTCAAGTTGTTCTTCAGTCATATCTTCAGCAATCAAATCGTAGATAGATACTTGGTCTTCCTTCTGGGCATGTCGTCTGCCACTGAAAATGTGATGAACCATTGAGGGAGACACTTTATAAATGTAGTGAGTTTGTTCCTGAAACCATTTAGCGGTTTTGCGAACAGACATCTTGCCTTTCTGTGAGCGTATCATCTCTACGTGACGCTTGGTTAGTTTATATGTTTTCTTTTTTGCCCGTATTCTATCCTTACGAGGCTTCTTCTTCTTTTCTTCGGTCATCTATTCTGCCTTTCCGTTGCTTATAAAAAGCCATCACCGCAGAAGCAAGGTTACCGATGAAAATATGCCCACATATAACCAGTGTAGCGAGGTGATCGCCGTTTACTATATACATATATAGTCCTGAAATTGCTCCAATACAGAAGAATGTGAATTGGGCTGGGACGTTAATAGCTTCGGCTCTAGGCGACCTCCAGATGCTCATCAAGTGAGGGTAATAAATAAAGAATACCAACGACTGTGTAAAAGCATACAGATATGTTAGGTATTCTTCTATCACTTATCTACTCCCGTAAACGTAAGAGCAAACTCTCATCCCTTCATTAACTTCTTGGCGAATGTTCTCGTCGTCGTAATGACGTGCTGCGACGTAAGCAAGTCCCATACATAAAGTTCGGAACTTTTTCATCGTATCATCACGGGCATCAAGTACGGCTTGACAACTGTCTTCGCACTGTTTAGGGACGGGTTTCAGCGGCGTCGTTGTACAACTAAACGACAACACGAGACCTAGTAAGAGTGTTCTAATAACCATATAGTTTTGCACAATATAATAAAACGGTGAGTAAAAGTAATAGTTCAAGCGCATCTAGTTTCATTACAGAAATCCCATTGGTTCGATCAACCTGCGGGGAGCATAAAAAGTAAACTCACCTTTTACAATCTCACCGACTCTGAGAAACTCGTCATAACGAACTAGAATTCCAGTCTTCCATTCTTCTTCACAGTCAAACGTCTTAAATCTAACGTGATCCCCTACTTTCATCAGTTGGTTCTCCCACAGGTCTAAAGTATTTTTCGGCTAAAACTGATCTAAAATATAAAACGTCTTTACCAACTTGTACTTGATAACCGAGCGGTTGTTCCAGCTTGTTTCTGATCACTTTGACGATCAACCCTAGTTTTTCTTCTAAATCATAAAACGCATCGAAGAAATCCAAAGGAATTGCTGTTATAACATATTCTCTTACCTCTTTTCCGTAACCTCCGTTTGTGTCGGTTGGAAGACACATACTCCAACCATTGTTCTGAACGAACCTTACCAGATCGCCCTGTTTATAATTAGTCTTCACTCTCTAGTTTCTTGGCGATCAAGAAACCTTTAACTAGTCCTGAGAAGCTGCTGAGTTGGTCGCTCATCTCACGGGATAGAGCAGCCGTTTCCTCCAAAACTTCTGGATCTAGGGCGTCTTGCAGGGCTAGGTTGTACCCAGCCGTCACCAAGTCCTCGAATAGTCGCTGATGATCTTGAGACAATTCTGTAAAATGACGGGACAAATTAAGATTATCCTTCGTGACTTCCTGAACCTCGTCTTCATAAATCCTTTGGAAGTTAATATTCATCGTCCCTGCCCCCGATACTTCTTGCGGTAACCCTTGCTTACCTTTGAAGGATCAGATCCCTTCCCAGGAAACTTAGAGTGAGTTCCATTCCCTTGACGGGTCTTCTTTGGCTTCTTAGCCTTGAGTGCAACTTTGTTGCCTTTACGTGCAGCCATGGTGGCTCCTTTCTTTTATTTATTATAAAGGACAGCGTGTCCTTCGTATAGAAGCAAATCGTTTAAGTTGGTTTCGTCGTCATCTAAGATAATAATCTCTGCTAGATACCGTCCGAACTTCCCTCTTTTATCTTTCTCAGTTTTAATAATAATTTTTTGACCAACAGGAATAAGTTCGGCAACTCTAGCCTTTGCGAGCTTGCCTTTTTCTTTGTGCTCCCCACGGACTTCCCAAGCATTAATGCGGGAAAAACGTAAGCGCTCCTTGCGATGAACGCCCATCCCTAAATCGACCAACACATCAATTGTATCGCCATCAACTATCTTTAAAACTTTTGCGTAGTATTCAAACATTTTTTTCTCCCATGTACGGTTGGATTTCGTTGCTAAACATCCAATATTCTCTACCACCAACAAAGTTTATCAAGTATTGACGTGGTTTGCCGTGGGTTGGACGCTTCACAATGATGCCTACTGTTCCTTTGTCTAGGATGTCATGGATGCCATCTATTTCGTTGTGAGAAGGCAGTGTGAAGATTTTGTCGGTAGTTTCAACGAGACAGCCAACTTCCATTGGTCGTGACTCCTTAACTCTCTTCATCGGGTCCAAAATGCGTTGTTTTAACCCAGACGTCGTTCCAGTTTGATGATTCGGGTATGTCGGCATAGTTTTCATATCTTGCTCCCATAGGTAACAAGCGGCTCAAAACTTCGGGAGACATGTCAGTTTCTCCGTGCAGGTTTGTCACAATGCCGGCAAGTCGTAGGGCATATGCTATCCATTCAGAACAGTACCAGCGGTTCTTGTGTTTGATATGGAAGGGCACGAGTTGTGAAGCTAGAAGCCCTGTCCAATCATACTGCTGTCCTTTGGTGTCTTCATAGAACCTTTCGATGATTGAGAGTTGGTGAGGATTTACTGGTACGCAGATAAAATCCCAGTCCTTCTCGTCTTTCATTTTGAATGGTTCTCGTCGGATGCCTTTCAGACTAAACGGGAAAATAGTTATGGAGGTTCTATCGGGTAGGATCATTTCTGCGTGTGAGTAGATGCTCTTGGTCCAGCGCCTTACGATGGCGTTATGTAGGCGTCCCTCGCCTTTGTAAAGACCAATGCATATGTTCACTGCGCTACCCCATAGTATTATAACTATTCAGCAGTTTCCAAAACGCTCAGGATTTTCTGTAAAGAATATTGATCTGGGGTTGACGTTTGTAGATTGTGGATCTTGAGGGCTGCTCGGAATGAACGAGTGTCTAACTTGTTCTTCATCTCTGCGAACAGTTCCGAACGATCTTGTCGAAGGATTGTGATCTCATTCTCAATCTCTGTCAAGCGATTTACGAACTCCTTGACGCTCTTTTCAAAGTCTTTATCTGTTGTTGTCATTTTTGATTGCCTTTCTTTGGGTTGCCGGCTCCTGTACAAAGCGGGCATTCTCTGTTGCGTATTCCATTATCTGTAAAAAAATTTGGCGACGAGTTTCGTCGGAAAACTGAAACTTATCTAATATTCTTCCTATGTCTTCCCCGAATTTCTGCTCGTCGAAGACGGGGAAAAACTCTTTACTCATCTCCAAAAACCTCCTTTGCTAGTTCGGCGGACGCTTTGTCCAACTCTTTGTGTGCTTTTTCTAATACCTTACCCAACAGATGGAGCGAGACCTCTGCCTTACAGCCGGGCTCAAACTCATTAGCCAAAGCCTCTGCCCGAAGGACCCAATTGATCGTGTCTTCGAGGCGGCCGCTCGCTTCGGTGAACGAGGTGAATGTTTTGTCGAGAAGTCGTCCGGGTCGTGTAGCCATCTTAGGCTCCTTTCTTTGTGCCCCGATTATACTACCTTGTTAGAAAATAGCAAGTTAAAAATCCGGCGAAAAAGAAAACGGGGTGAAGCATTACGTGAAGTTGCATTCTCTTATATACGTGCGACATCACCACCAAGATTTCCAGTACCATGCTACGTAAAAATTTTGGGTCGTCAGAATGGAGCACCTCCATAAGATACTTCTCGCCCAAAGTCTTTGGATCTAGTTCATTTTTACTCATTGTTCCTTAGCCACGATGGGTCCTTGACCTTCGCAGCCCCTTTTCTAATCTTGAGTAGGCGAGCGACGGGTGGGATGTTCATCCACTCTAGATCGTAGCAGCCCTCAAAATCACCCACTTGGGTTGGTTCACAACCAAGTTTAATTAGTTTCTTGTTTAGATAAGTAAACTGCCGTTGGCTCTCTCGTGTAACATATACACCGATTGTTCCTTCTCTAAAATTACAATAGAAGTGATCTTCCGAGAACTTGCCGATGGCTTTGGCGATTGGAAGTCCGTCACCAGCTTCCTTAAGACGAAGGCGGTTGTTGCGGCAGAAAATCTTGAAGTTCTCTGTGTGCTTTTGAAAATCCATTTTATCTCCTTTCAAGAGATAGTGTCTTTGTTGTGTCGCTTCTTTAGATCCTTGGCAAACCAAGCAAGCGAGCGATCATTGTAGATAATTTCTTTCTCGTATATTGGGTAACTCTCTGCGAGAGGTTGGTAGTAGTTTGTCCATAAAGCCCATTCTTCTTCGCAAACACTAGCCATCATCCTTTCTTCTAAAAGTGTATTTGTGTGTGATAATGTAAAGTTTTCGTTAGCACAGAAAAGTAAGAATTGATTTCTCTTATTACTTTTTATATTCAATGTCACCTCGTGTACATATCGGCGATGTCTGCTGCCCAAGCATCTGGTTTAATAAGGACTGGGTATCCCATTCCTTTGATCATACCCATTATAGCATCAGCTACTCGATTACTTAAGTTTTGTTCATTAGGATTTACATCTGCGTGAATGGTTGGTGATATGCCTGTTGCTTCCCTTACCTCTTCGGCGACCTGTAGCGAGACCGCAACTTCGTGTAGCAATCGCTCCAACACGTTGGTAAAGAACTTTATCTTTTGCTTTTGATAAAAGACGACTGCTCCTTTGCTTTGCTCTCTAAAGCAGATAGTTGTGATTAGGGTAGTGGAATCACTGTGTGGCTTTGTATCACTTCCAATGTGTAAAGTGTATTTGCCCTTGGAACAATATTCTTTTATTTTGTCCCGTATATCTTCGACTTCATTGCCGTTAAGGGTTTGCCACGGATGCTCTTCCAGAACACTCACCTGTTCATCACCCTGTCCGACAACATAAAGAGGCCAATAACCGCTAGGAGCGATACGCCTACTACAGTATTGATAGCGACTTGGATACCCTTATCAATCATTTCTTTTTCTTCTTCCAAAATCGGTGGGATCTGGGTAGGTTCAAGTGGATTGAGCGCTCTAGGAGGTTTGCTAGTTCAAGAGCCATCTCTTCCTTGGTCATCTCATCTTTGTAGGCAATCGCCAAAAGCAGGTCGCCAACCTCTTGGTCGCAGACTACCTTAAAGCTCAAAGTCTCTGCGAGTTCGTTGTGCTCAACGTCCCATACGTTAATAAGTTTATTACTCATCCTCGCCCCCTTTTAAAAGTTCTTTTGCTTCCTGAAGTCTGAGATACATGTAGGCAAAGGCTCCAATATATCCAAACGTAAAGCCAGTAACAGTTCCCATATAAAAATCAAATGCTGTGCAAAGGACTAGGAAGTAGAGCCAGAAATAATAAAACGCTAGATACTTTAGTTTTTTGCTATCGAAATTCCACATTCTCTCAACATCTCCAGTGCTTCTTCTGAGTCGTCAGACAGAGTTGATAAAACCTCTACTTGCTTCTTTTTTAGTATAACGTAATCACCGTCTTCCGTCAAGTTATCGATATCTATTTCGCAGGTCATATAAGTTAGCTGATTCATCAAAGCAACAACGGCGTGACTATATTCAACAGCATCAGGGATCTGATATTCTTCTGATGGATACTCAATCAGACTGCACAAGAAGTCAAGGTTCTCCCCTACTATCTTTATTCCGTTCATTAGGTTGTCGAGCCTCATTGCGTATTGTTCTTTTTTAGTCATTTTGGTTTTGCCCAGCTTTTGTGTTTTCTTATATATTGTTGCCGTTTAGCATGAACTCTGCGAGCATACGTTGCAATCTTGTCTATGTTCTTAGACTTCATCCACGCTGGTCCGCCGTTGTAGCAAGCATACAGATTGATTCCTATACAAGTCTTGTAGAGTCGCATCTCTCGCAAAACCATAACGGCTGCTAAAGTACCATGCTCAATGTTATCCATGTCTTCTACAAACTGCTGATAAGATTTATACTTCCAGATTCGCTTTCCCCAGAAACTCCAGTTGATCTGGAATATTCCTACGTCGCCAGTGTGTGAAGTTCTACCTCGTTTGATTCTAGTTTCTTGCCAAGCAATAGCCATGAGCGTGTAGGGGTCTTCCCCTAGTTTATGCGCCTCTTTTATTATTCCTTGCCCGATTTCTCTTTGCTCATTGTCAAAGTGGATCGGCATGGAATAACCTGACGACATAAGCGTCAGGACTATGCTTACAAATTCGATCATTCGAAGTCAATATCCACATCTACCTTAATCTTCAACTGTGGCAACCTGAGTTGATTTACCAGTCCGTGGCGTTTTGCCTCGGCTGCATCCATAAACCAGTCAGCGTGCTTTTTATTAAAAACCTTTTTCTTGAAGTAATCGTCTTTCTTTCCGCAGTTGCGAGCCATCATTGTAAAGATCTTCTCGTCAAGACGATCAGCTTCTGCTACGTCAGCTTTAAGCTCTTCGATCTTCCCACGTCCGCCACTGCTCACATCGTGAATCATAATGGTTGCATCGGGGTCAGCAAATCGCATACCCTGCTCGCCGAAGGACAACAGGACAGCGCCGCAGGACATTGCTTTACCTTCTACGATTGTAGCAACGGGAAGTTCTGAAGCTCTGATCTGAGCGATCATAGACATCAGGGAATAAACCTGACCGCCGTATGAGTCGATGATTACAGGGATTACTTTTTGCCCTGTGCTATGAGCCGCAGCCATTCTGCTGGCAAAATCTTTAGCTGCCGCTTCATCAAACTTATTCACCCTAATGATGACTGGCTGTCGCATGAGTTCAAAGTCTTTTAGAAGAGGAGAGATTTCTGTTTTCCAAATCATATATTATTTATCCTTTTAGTAGTTGCTTACCGTTGCTTAGATATTCTTTGAGGTCGGTGAATCCCCCAATGAACTTTTCTTGCCCTTCAGTAATCTCTACGACCACTGGAACTGTACGCCAGTTATAAGTGTTCTGGATTTCGTTGAGCAGTTCTGGCTGCTGATCTAGTCCGTACAGTTCGAACTCTTTTTGGTGTTGTGCCAAAAGCTGCATAGCTGCATGGCAGTAAGGGCAATTAGACTTTGTGTATAGTCTAAACTTCATTTAAAACCTCCATTTGTATCGGATGTACCTTTTCATAAATAGTTTCCGCAAAGCTTACTCGGTAAAGTTCCCTGCCTGAATGTGGTGAAACATCACGAGCTTGACCAAGAACAATGCCCACAGGATGAGCAGCAGAGGGCTCCTCTTTGCACCACTCGTTGAAGTCGTTGAACAATTTCAGAAGGTTTTGATCTGTGGTGATGTAATCCCTTCCTGAAAGGTAAGAGATTAGCTCTTGCTTCCTGTTGTTGATTGACTTTTCTTGGCAGAACTTAGCTGATAGGTCTGCTACTTTATCTTGCAGCTTGCTAATCCTGGGAACAAAGAAGCCCATACGAGGGGAAACCAATGTCCCAGGTCGAAACGGGGCATAGCTTCTGACATATTCTGCAAATTCATCTAGAGAATTCCAATCATATCCATCACTTCTTTTCATTATCTTAAGACATTCCCGACAGGCAAACACTGAGGAGAACGATGAAAATACTTTCTCATATTTGCGGAAAAAAGAGTTGTTGTTAATATAAATGTTACCAGGAATAACCAAGACATCTTGCTCGGTAACTGTAAATCTTTTCTGCCCTTTGCCGATCGTGAAGGAAAGCTTCCTTAGATTGTTTTCAGTCACTCCCTCAAAGCGTAAGTTCTTGCACCAGATGAAACGCCCATTACGCAACAAAGTCTTGTTCGTTGGGCTCTCCGCTGCGGAGCGTAAGAAAACTAAACGCACAGCACCTGGATTACTCTTCAGAGCGTAGTTGTAACGTCGAGCAGCAAGCCGCTCGAAATACTGGTTGTCTCCTCCGTCCATGAGGGACTTTTCCCTAGCACAGAAATGATCTGCTAGGTCATACCAAGTGTGGTTGCTCATTGATTACTTTAAGGCTTTCTCGATATTATACAGGGATGAGAGGATTACGATCTCCGAGTTTATGAAGTTTTTCCCGTCCATAATAATCCTGGAAAAGTGCTTTCGTTCAAGTCCTGCCTCCACAAGCATCTCATTCTCAACTGAAGAGGTGTATTCATGCGGAATAATCCTTACAATATAATCTTCGTTAATCAAGATCTCTCTTGTAGAGAACTTTTTCTTGGTGCGAACCTGAGGATTGCCTGAGGAGTTCTCGGATGTAGTCTTTACAACTTCTTCAAATACTTCTGTTACGCTTATCACTTGTAATAACCTCCAATGTGTCTATAGTTCTGACAAGCCAGTTATCACCCTTAAGGTGAATCTTATGATATATGCTTTCGTTATTATAATTTGGCTCAACTACCACAGCCATGACTGGCTCAATCAGGTTCAGCCATCGATCGGGTACGCTGGTATTCTGAGCAAGTCCTTCCCCGATAATCATAATATTCGAGGGAAGATATACTAAATCACCCTTCTTGGGTTTGTAGTCCATCGGCCTCTTCCTCTTCTTGTGCTTGGTTATTGATCCTATCCACAAAAGAACCAAAATCACTCATTGCCTTTAGGGTCTCCTGGAGTCCTTCAATGTTTTTTGCTGCCTCAGTAACAGCCTGTGTTTGAACTGGGGTTGATGCAGGAGCCTGTTGCGGAAGCATAGTCTCAAACTTTGCCTTCTCAAAAGAGGTCAGCATCTGCTGATACTGCTGGAGTTGTGAAGTTGCTTCCTGGAGCAGGTCAATCGCTTCAGTCACTTCCTCTAGCAGGGTTGCGCTTCCCGCATTGTCCAAGATGTTTGCTGCTACTCGCAAGGCAGATGACTGCTGACTTACCAGGGCACTCATTGTCTCTTCTACTTTGTCGAGTTCGATATCGAAACTAATTGTTGCTCGCATATACGAGTCCTCCTTTATAGGATTATACAATAGGTTGTATTGTTACTTAAGTTATTTCTTTTTCTTGCCCGCAGCGGACTTGAGGCAGCGGTCTTGTAGTTTGTGTTGCTTCCCATTTACAAGGATAGTTGAGGAAGCATAGAGCCCTTTAGCGTGGTTAGCCACCACTAGTCCAATCTGGTTGTGGAGAGAGCGGTCATTGACCAAGTTGTAGTTGGCTCGAACCTTGGCGAGGGTGCCGATAGGAAAGGCAGGCGGCTCGGTCGCAGCCTTGATAGCCTTCTTCGCATACTTGTTTTGGGTGAGGGCATTGAACTGCCGCTGGGTGGGGACGAAATCTTCGTCGGTCGCAATCTTGACTGCGAGGTCACGGAAGTAACTGGTCGTGACGTAGTAGTTCGCACAGATAATCGCTGTCTGGCGGTGCTCTGCTTTGTAGGTCGCTTCCCAGTTCTTGCGAGCGATCATAGCCTCTTCTGAGTATCGCTCTTCCATACGATCAAGGCACTCAACCTGCTTGGGAGAGAGTTTGCCTTGGTCCTTAAGTTGCTCGCTCAGGGATGTGGCGAACTTGCGGTCATGTACGCTGAGTTCTTTGGCGAGGAGTGCTTCAAAGCGAGCCTCGCCATTAGGAACTTCCACTCGCTCAGAAGCTCTTTTCTTAGGATACATTTGATGCCAGTAGCTCATATCTCTTCTCCCTACATTGTTATATTATCATAAGACTTATGGGAGTCAAGTTTTATCTGTCGAAAAACATAGAAATACTTATCGCAAGGGATATGAAAGCAAAAGCCATTAAGCCTATGGCTGAGTCATCATATATCATTAGACTTTATAATCCCAAATCCATCGCCACCTCTTTCGCTCTTCTAAATAAAAAGGTAGTGATGCCTTGTGATAAGCTTCCTGTTCTGCTCGGATGCTAAAGTAGGCAACTCTTCCATTCTTATATTTTATGTATCCCTTCAAATAGTCCCAGTAATAAAGGATAATGAAGCCGATTAAAAAAGTCTCAAGCATCTGCTGGAAGTGTATCGTTTCGTGTCGTTTTGTTTCTTCGCTGATTTCTCCACGACTGAAGACGAGAAAGAATAGAGTGATCGCACCGATGTTAATCGGAGCCAAGTAAGATAACCATACAGGTATTTTGCTGTTCTCTATAAAGATTGGTTTCCAGTTCTTCATTCTCCCCACCACTCCATTGCTTTTAAGTTTTTAGCCATGTTTTCTTTTTGTATCTTTTCGGCTTTCCACAAATATCGGTAGTATAAAGCAGAAGACAAAGAAGCAACTGATATAATGCTTAGAATAATCATTTCATCATCAAGTCCATAAAGTGTTTGACCCACATACCACCAGCAGCAGTAGCGATTAGCCAGATGACCTTTTGCATCCCTGCTTTCCAGTCCTGAAGTTTGGATATTTCGTGTCGTAGTTCTTCTACTTCATCTACTTCTTTCTCTGCTTGTTTCTTCCACAAGACAACTTCTTGGTGCTGGGTAATGATTGGCTTCACTTCGTTGATGAACTCTTGACGACGAGTAGATTCTACTTCCAGATCTTTTACACGACTAAACAAGCCTGAATCTGGCTCATAAAGGTTTTGTTTTACTCCACGAATACCGTCAAGAATATCTGCTTGGCTTTCTTTGATGTGTTCTACATCGTTTGCTAGTTTATCAAAACCTCCGTTAAGAGACTTAGCACTACAGATTCGGTTTTCTAGTATTTCAATTTTTTGCAAAACTAATTTTAATGTTTCATCATTCATTAGAAAGCCCCCAGATAAAAAAAAGACCAGGCATTAAATACTCTGGTCTTTTTGAGATGTAACCGGCTATTCTATTTAGTCGCTAGACTTGCAAATTTATTCACCACCTTCCCTAAGAACAGCACAATTCGTTGTGAGAAGCGTCCCAGCCGCCGAGGCTGCATTACGCAACGCACACTTAACAGTCTTCGCAGGGTCGATGACGCCTGTTTCGACTAGGTTTTCGAACTTTTCTGTCCGAACATTAAAACCAACATTCTTGTCGTGGTTGTCGTGAGTCAAAGAGCTTACAACAATATCACTTGATACTTCAGCATTCTTGAGGATTTGTGTGATTGGGGCAAAGCAAGACTGGACAAGGGTTTGAGCACCTCGTAGTTGATCTTGGTTTGCTGGCTCGATCTCAATGTTGTTTGCTGCCTTTAGAAGAGCACTTCCGCCGCCAGGAACGATGCCCTCCTCTTGGGCTGAGCGAACTGCTTCCAAAGCGTCTTCTACACGATGCTTCTTTTCAGTGACCTCAATCTCTGTAGCACCGCCGATACGAATAACAGCAACCCCTGATGATAGTCTTGTAATACGCTCTTGAATACGCTCGGCTTCGTGAAGACTGTCTGTCTCTTCTAGTTGTGCCTTGAGTAGTTCAATGCGCTTATCAAGTTCATCGTAGTCAGTTTGACCATCAGCAATGGTTGTGTGTCGCTTGCTGGTTTCGACTCGCTTGGCTGAGCCGAGGTGTTCCAACTTAACGTCTTTGAGACGGATACCTGAATCCTTGCTGATGAGTGTCGCTCCTGTTACGAGGGCAAGATCTTCTAGGATATTTCTTCTTTCTTCCCCGTATCTTGGAGCCTTGATGGCGGTGATCTTCATGCTGTTACGCATACGATTGATAATCAAGGCAGCCAAAAGCTGACCCTCAATCTCTTCCGCAACAATCACAAAAGGCCTGCCGTCACGGGCTACCACCTCTAGGATTGGGAGCATTTCCTCAACATTGTCTAGGGCTTCGTCGGTCACTAGGACCAAGCAGTCACGGTAATCAACCACTCCTCGTCGCTCATCAGTAACGAACTGTGGAGAGACATAGCCGCCATCAAACTGGAATCCTTCGGTCACGTCCATTGAGGTCTGGAGTGAGCGGCTCTCTTCAATTGTGATGGCTCCGTCTTTTCCAGCAGCATCAACGGCTGAAGCGATAAGAGCACCGATGGATTCGTCCCCGTTAGCAGACACCGTAGCGACGTGGCGGATCTCTTCTTCGCTTGATACTGGCTGAGACATTTCTGTGATTCTCTCACAGATCGCATCAACCGCAAGGTCAATGCCTCGCTTAACATCAATGGATGAAGCACCAGCAGCAATATGCTTATTGGCTGCTACTAGAATAGCCCTAGCCAGCACAGTGCTGGTAGTGGTTCCGTCCCCGCTGGTCTTCTCTGTTTCCAGAGCAGCCTGACGGAGGACCTCAACAGCGGCCTGTTCATAGTCGTCATCCAGTTCTACAACACGAGCAACACTTACGCCGTCTTTGGTGATGACTGGGCTTGCTCCTCGCTTGTAGAGGATTACATTTTGTCCCCTTGGTCCAAGCGTGGAGGCCACTGCATCGGCGAGTTTGTTGGCTCCATTAATAAGTTTGTTTCTAATATCATCCCCGAAAAGGATGTTGTCGCTACTCATTGTTTTCTCCCTTTACATTTAGTATGAGTATTTCTTTGGACTTCTTGTCCTTGGACATTCCATAACTCCATTCAGGATATATGATTTCATAATCTTTGTATAGTTCTAAAATGAATGGGCTAGGATTGTATGATATAATCCAGTTATTCTTTTTCTTCATTGCTTCCGCAAGTCCGTAGTGGTCGAAGCCTTTGTGGGCTGAGCCGTTCTTACCGTAGAGAACTGGGTTCTCAATCGCATAGGGTGGGTCGGCATAAATGAAGGCATCGTCGTGATGGCGAGCAAGGCTATCCTTAAAGTCTGCTAACTCAACACTTAGAGAGGGACATCGGAAGCTTCTAAGCCGTTCAATGCTGCTTTCGGTGAATCGCTTGTCCGCTGCTTGTTGTGAGTAACCGCCGCTCAAAGTTGCCCCGCTAAATGAGGAGCGGTTGAGGGCATAATACATACAGGCTCGCATCTCTTTCCAAAGGTAATGAGTGTTGTCCATATGTGTCCAAGACTGCTTTCTCTGGTATTCGCTGAAACTCTGCTTGTCGCACGGATGGAAAAAGGATTCCAGCATATTGGCTGTGCCGTGTGGGTCGCTTAATGTTTGCCTCCAGAAATTGACTAGGGGCTCAAAGATTTCATAGCCATAAACTCTCACACCCTGAGAGGCATAGTGTATTTCTATAGAACCTCCACCAAAAAAGGGACTGACAATTTCTGTCAGGTTTTTTGGGAAATAAGGTGTAATGTGCTTGAGGGCTCTTGTTTTACCGCCGGGGTACCTTAAGAGTGATTTCAAGTTTCCTCGCTTTCTTCGGGTGCAGCATTCATTGCTGCTAGCATTTTCTCAATACTTGCTGGGTCGTCAAGGGTATATGGACTTGGAGCAATATCTTTAGACATAAATCGTGCAACAACTGAATAGGTTCCGCCCTGATATAGGACGTCTTCATCACCCTCTACAGCAGATGGCACATATTTATAAATTGTTTTACCTTGAGCGTCTTTTGTTTTTGGTTTCCCGCTAGCTCGGGGACGCATTTCAACATTAATTTCGCCGTCGAACTGAGGAACTGGTAGATTAGCTGGGTTTTTAGCCATATAATACAGACCCTTGCCGCCAATCTGAATATAGTAAATGTCCTTTGCTCCGTACATATTATTAATAAAAGTAGGAGGAGCCTTGATTGCTGGAAGCTTTCCAAAACCTGCACTGGCTTTGTTTAAAAGACCAGCCTCTTTAGCTGCTTCATATTTTCTGGAAGTAGTCTGGAAGCCTAGTGCGGTCTTGTTGGGATCGTCAACCCATTTAGAGCTTGCTGGTCGAGCAGGGTCAATAAGGGCGGTTACCCAATTGAGGATATCTTCTTCTTTCTCCTCTAGGGCAGCCTTTGCAACCTCCCAGCCCTGAACATCAAACTTTTCAGGCCTAGACAAGTAGAAACGCTGACCTTCTGGTCGAGCAGGATAATACTTTATAGCACCATCGCCCATTTGTGCTCTGGTGTTTAGTTTTACTTCTAACCAATATGGCTCACCATTAATCACGAACTGGCCGTCGGGTCCATTTGAATCAGCGTCAGCGTCGATCATTACGCCCTGAATACCTGTTTCTGCTAGGCTATCCAAAACCTTTTGCTCATATTGCTGCACCGCTTGGGAGGCTTCTTGAATTAGATCTACTTGCCTGTCGATAAACTCATTTAAGAAGCCTAAGCTTTCGCTAATCTTCACGGTCATATCAGGAGCCATCTCCTGTTGTTTTTCTATTTCCCTCATCAAGACTGGGGAGTGGTGGTGTAGGTCTTCCACTACATCTGGGCACCAGCAGGAATCAACTGCCCCTCGAACATAGTTCTCTGGGCTAGCAGCACACTCGCCATCAAGGAACAGATTATCTGTAAAGATCTCGTGTTGATGGTCTGTAAGGGTGTCCCACTGCTTGTAGTCCATCCCGTTCATCTTCAACCGACGATCCAGTTCCTTGACCTTGTGAGCAAACTCGTCACGTACTGGTCCATTAGTGATTATTAAATCAACTTGATGAGGTTTTAAGTTCATTATAGGTTCTTAAGTTCTTGCTGAATAAGAGCACGGATTGAGTCAAGGGATTCTTTCTTCATCTTCTTTTCCATGCTTTTGCGAAGTTGTGGTGGTACTTTGCTCAAGTCCTTTTCTTCTTTGTCGCCTTCCTTTTCTTCCTTTTCGTCGGCAGCCTTGGACATTGGCTCTTCTTTATCGCCGTCTTTGTCTAGGTCAAGAAAGTCTGGCTTTTCTGCTTCCTCAACACGAGTCATAGCAGCTTCATATTCTTCTTTGATAATTTCTTTCAACCTTGCTTTGGAAATCTTATATTGGGACATTGTTTTTTCTCCTTATTAAAATAAGACTAACTATAAATAGTCAGTTCTAAAGGTGTTTCCTAATTTCTTGTTCCGTTAATAAAGTGTAAGTAAAAGAGTTGCCGTAGAGATTGGCTGACTTCTTACAGATTTTCATAAACTCATCAAAGTCATCAACGGACTGGAACACCTGACAACCAGCACTCCACTTATTGACGAGGTAGGACTTGTCGTAGGGATTGCTGCGATGGATATTGATGCCGAAGTGGCCTTCGCTGATTGTGTGGAAACTCTTGTAATCAATTACTTTATCTTTATTGTTGTCCCGCCAAACCTTGACTTCTTTTCGCTGGACAAGGGCTTCGTAGTTGTTCTGGTGCTTGCCTAGTTGCCAGGTTCCTCGGTATTGTCCTGGAACTAGAACTGCTGTTCCCTTGGGGTTCATTGGGTTTTCAAGCCAGTATTCTCCTGGGTCGGTAGTCACTGGGAAAACTTCACAGACTTCTTTTAGTTGCTTGTCCCTATAAATCATTACAAAGAAATCATCAAACTCGTTGGTCCCTGGGTTGTCCCTGCGAACTCCAATCAGATTTACATTTAGTTGTTTATTACCGTCAAAAAAGGTATAGCCCTTTTTATTCATCACCTTCTGTAGGTTCTTGCTGGTCAGCAGGTCCTTCAGGTTCTTCTGCTCTTTTGGAGACTGGGTATTGGCCTGGGCGATAGAACTCGCCAAAAGATTCATTATTAACTTGAGAATATTCATTGGTTCTCTCGCCTGTTATGTTGCCTGTGTATCTATATAATAACTCATTATCCTCAAACTTTAAATCTGCTAGACCAAGCTTGTAATAAGTTAATGCGACTAAATAGGTGTGTAGATTAAAGTTTTCTTCTTCTGCATTCTTTTCTCTTATCCATTGAATAGCACGATGCCCAAAGAAGGCCCGTTCAGCATCAATGATATTGTCGTCTTCTGTAGGGAAAATTACAAAACCTTCTTTTACTAAAAGGTCTTTGATGTCGATAGACACTTAGATGCCTTTCTTTATCTGCGTTTTTTCGCTAGTTCGCTTTCCATCCAAGCTTGACCGGCTGGGTTCTGGACGGGTGATTCAACAAATCTGTTTAGGGCTTTCACTACTTCTTGTGGTGGTGGTCCGTACTTTGTATTATCTACTACTACAAAGTTGTCCCCAAACAAAGCTTCATATCTGTCTTTATTATCTTGGACTTGTTGCCATAGATCTTTAACAGCCTTCTCTGGCAGAACTCTTTCTCTCTTGGCATTTCGCTCAAGAGCGACGGGAAGACTTGTATCCACGAAAATCATGAAGGTATCATAGCCAAGCTCTTCGGCTCTTGCTTTTTCTCTAGCCATTTTATCAAAGTCACGACCAGTTCCGTCAATCATTAGCCCAAGTCGTCCAGCCTCTAGGAACTTTCTAAGGGTTTCTAAGTTGCCCTTGGCGATACTTCTTAGAGACTCTGGTGATCTTCCCTGAATCTTATCCCAAAGTTCTGGGTCTTCTTTTTCTATTTTGGCTAGATCGCCGGGATCAATGCCCGCTTTCTCTAACTCTTTCTCAAAGAAGCGATCGGAATTAATATATTTTAATCCGCCGCCGAGGAATGAAGCGTTCTCAAAGTATGGCTTTCCTTTTGGACCACGGGCTCCAAAAACTGCATCGGCTGTGAAAGACTTTCCGCTGCCGGGACCGCCAGCAGTAAAGACTGCTTTTAGAATGGCGGGGTCATAAACACCTTCTTCTAGGGTTCTTGGCGATTCCAAGATATACGAATGCCGCTGTTCCGTTATAACTTGGCGAACTAAATTCTTCAAGTTAATGGAAGGCAGCGGCTTCGTCATTTAGAGAACCTCTCTTTAGATTAGTTCTTTTTTAGTAGGCGTTCGATGACACGCTGAAGAACGGCTTCGGTAAGAGCTTCGTCGTCGATGACTTCGAGTTCTACTTCTTCATTTGTTGTTTCTTCAGTTGTTTCTTCGGCTTCTTCTTCTGTAGCTTCGACGACTGTTTCTTCTTCTTCAGTAGCCTCAGTTACTTCTTCGTCTGTGCGGTTCATTGGATCACGCATAGCTGGGTCACGCATAGCAGCTTCGTCGTCCATATCACGCATAGCAGCTTCGTCATCCATGTCCATATCCATGTCCATTTCTGCTTCGCCAGCTTCACCTTCGACTTCGATCTCTACGCCGGTTTCAGCGGAGATAGCATCGACAACAGCCTGAACGATGGACTCAACAGCGTCCTGCTCTTCTGGTGTGGCTTCTTCAGCGTCCATTTCCATTTCAGCTTCGCCAGCAGGCTCAGCGTCCATTTCCATTTCGGCTTCCATCTCTTCCTCTTCTTCTGCGAGGGTGTCGATGAAGTTCTCGGTTAGTGGTTGCATTGCAGCAAGCTTACCCCAGCGACGGATAACACTTTCGTTAATTAGCTTTGAAGCTTTCTTTGTCATTGTAATTTACTCCTTGTTTTATTCGACGCCAAAGGCAATCAAATATAAATAGTTTGTTATATTGGAAAAGGACCTATTCATCTACTAAATCCTGAATTAGACCCATGTCTTTCATTTTCTTGAATGCTCCATGCTCAACTTGGCTCACTCTTGGGAAGCTCACACCCATTCTATCAGCAACTTCTCGTAAGCTTAAACCTGCTGGATATTTTCTTGCACAAACCATTGCACAGTTCAAATCTCCCTCGTAGTTCATCCAGTTACGGCAGCTAGTTTGATCGCACTCTACTTGCCACTTTTCATGAACTTCAAAGCACTTTGGATTAGGTCCGTATTGAACTTCATCTTGAGTTGGGGTACGATTGATTTCGTCTTGCTGTTCTTTTCCGTCTTTGCGATAAAACATTTTTATTTCCTCCGCCCATCTTGAGCAGTGAGAATGTGGGTGCCGCTCTCAACAGTTCCTGCTGAAGTCTGGCGAGACCACTGAGCATTGTTCTGGAGTTCGGCGAGGTTGCGAGCACCTGTATAGGATAGTCCGCTGCGAATGCCGCCTTCCAAATCACGGAGAATATCTACGACACTTCCCTTGTAAGGAATGTAGGAAGCAACACCTTCTGGAGTTGATGACCGATTTCGCCAACTCATTTGGGCATCCTTGGAAGCCATGCCTCGATACTCTTTCATTCGGGTGCCGTCAGGCATGGTGATGACTAGTCCTGGGCTTTCTTCGGTTCCCGCAAGGAGAGAGCCGCACATTACAAAGTCAGCACCAGCAGCTAGAGCTTTCACAATGTCGCCAGAGGTTTTGATACCGCCGTCAGCAATGATCTTCACATCTCGGTCAGTTCGAGCACAATCAAAAATGGTCTGGAGTCCTGGGAGTCCATGACCCGTGACGATGCGGGTTGAGCAAATGCTTCCGCCGCCAATGTTGGCTCGGACAGCATCAGCACCCCAGTCAGCAAGATCATTTACTCCCTCTACGGTACAGACATTCCCTGCGATCAGCGTAATAGAAGATCCAAACTTCGCTCGTAGATGTTGGAGGGCATTCTTCATCAAGATGTGGTGCCCGTGAGCGACATCTAGACACAATGTATTAACACCAACATCAATAAGAGATGCTGCTCGCTCTTGGTAATCGCCAGTGACTCCCACAGCAGCAGCAAAAACACTCTCGCCTCGGGCTGAAACCTCTCTAGCTAGTCTTACTTGCTCATCGATGCTGTTGTAGCGATGAATGATTCCCATGCCGCCATTACGTGCCATGGTGACCGCCATCTCCCCTTCACATACTGTGTCCATCGGAGCAGACAGAATAGGCAAGTTAAGCGTAACGTGGGCAGATAGATCGCTGCTAAGATTTACTTCACTTCGGCTTTTGATGTCGCTGTACTGGGGCACCAAGAGCATGTCGTCGTAAGTTACTGCTTCTTTAAACTTCATTGTGTTCCTCCACAAATTCTTTTGCTTTCTCTAGGCAGTCAGGGCAGAATAGCCTAACTTGTTGTTCTTTGTTTCGCACTGTGACTCGCCAAGACATATGGGCTTCACGGGTCTTTGGGAATTCTTCGCCGCAAGTATTACATGCTTCTGGCAATCTGTCAAACATGTTCATTTGTTTTTTCAGTTGCTCTTGCTGTTGCTGTGCTTGGGCTTTATCTTTTTTCTTTTTTGCCGCTCGTTTAAGCTTCTTCTTGTGCTTCTTGTTCGTCATGCTTTACACTTTCTCTTAGTTTGCGATGAATGCGATTCTCAAAGTCCCTATCGACTGGCGGAGCAGCATTGCCGTACTTTTGTTCATAATACTTTGTCTTCGCATACCAAGCAATAATCTCACGGTATTCGTCTAGTGTTAAGCTCATTTACAACTCCTTATGCTACAAGCTCAAAAGGTTCGGTGCGGTATTCATAGACCCAGTCAGGCACTTTGTCTGCTGGGTATCGTAGTCGTGGCTTCGCAGCATAGAACTTGCGGTAGGATACGACTGGATTGTCTGACTTGAACTCATCAGGCATAGCGAGCCGCAGTGGAGTACATTCCTGCTGTGGAAACAGATCAGGGTCAAACATCTCAATAAGCTTTTGAAGCACTGCTTGGCACTTGTGTGTCTTGCCGAAGCGATGCTCGTACTCGTCAATCATTGCCTGACAGTGCAGAGCAAGGTTGGTAAAGTTGTTGGCTGACTCGGCAGCCCACAGGCACGAAGGGTGCTTTGGATTGAAGGAGCGATAAGGCGCTTTCATCCCCTGCTCGTTCAATACTGTGGATAGGATCTGACATGACTCTAGGATCATTTTGACGACCCGCAAGTTGTCTTGAGAACGAGCAGATGCTTCCCAGTCAATTTGACCAGTCTCGGCATCGCCTTCAATAGCAAAGATATTCATATACCTTCCTCCCTGTGATACTACATTACCACAGGGTTTCTATCGGTCAAGTTTTATTTTAGTCTTCCTCAAAATAAATGTCGAGGAGACCGAACATACCTTCCAACTCTTCCTCTAGGACTGTGTCCTGCTCCAAGAGCATATTGGTTAGAATGACGATGTGCTCTCGCTTTTCATTGAGCAGTTCTTCTGCTTCCCGCAGGGCTTGGGTCATAATCTCATTGACGGCTGTGTCGAACTGCTCTTTGGTGAAGTCAGACATATCAGCACCACGATTGCCGTAAGCGTCGGCATTGCCGAAATAAACTGGACCGACTGAGCCCATTCCGTAGTCCTTAACCATTGTCTCGGCTATTTGTTTGGCTCGTAATAAGTCATTTGATACGCCTGTTGATGTGCCTTCAATCCCGTAAAACATTTTCTCTGCGATGTAGCCACCCAGCAATACTTTGATTCTTGCTATGTTTTCTTTTTTGCTCCACGAATATTTGTCGTCTTCTGGGAGTTGCATTGTTAAGCCGAGGGCTCTGCCGTGAGGAATGATGGTGACCTTGTGTAGAGGGTCAGCGTCCTCTAGGTAGTAAGCCAACAGAGCGTGTCCCGCTTCGTGGATTGCTGTAGCACGTCTAGACTCCTCGCTCATATTCATTGACTTGCGAGGTTTGCCCATAGTGACTTTATCTCTGGCTTGGTCGAAGTGGTAGTTCTCAACTACGGGTGCTTCGTCTAGGGCTGCTATGATGGAAGCCTCATTGACGAGGTTGGATAGGTCAGCACCTGAGAAGCCCGGTGTTGTTTTGGCTATGAGTTCTAGGTCTAGGTCTTCAGCAACGGGGACGTTGCGTGTGTGTATCTTTAATATTTGTTGCCGCCCATTTACATCGGGCAATCCAACCGAAACTTTGCGGTCAAAGCGTCCAGGGCGGGTAAGGGCTCGGTCAAGCATTTCTACTCGGTTTGTAGCCGCTAAAATGATGATGCCTGAGTTGTCTGCGAAGCCGTCCATTTCGACAAGCATTTGGTTGAGTGTCTGCTCTCGCTCGTCATTGCCTCCGCCCCCAGGTCCGCCACGCTTCTTGCCGATGGCGTCGATCTCATCAATGAAGACTACGCAGGGAGCAAGTTGATAAGCCTGGTCGAATAAATCACGGACACGGGAAGCACCTACGCCAACAAACATTTCTACGAAGTCTGAGCCAGCAGCCAATAGGAACGGGACTTCTGCTTCGCCAGCCATTGCTTTGGCTAGTAGTGTCTTGCCTGTTCCAGGAGGCCCGTGTAATAGAACACCTTTTGGAAGTTTGCTGCCCATATCTGTAAATCTTTTTGGGTTCCGCAAAAACTCAACAAGGTCTTCCAGTTCTTCTTTGGCTTCGTCGCAGCCAGCAACGTCATCAAACTTGTAGGCGTCTAGACCCGGCATAATGACTGTAGCACCTGACTTCCCAAAGTCGTCAAGTCGTCCAGCGCCTCCGCCGCCTAGTTTTGGAGCGTTCTTAAAAAAGCGATAAACAAAATAAAATATTATTAAGAACGGAAGCCACGATATTAGGGCAGTCACCCAGATGGATGGCTGCTTGGGCTCCAAAAACCTTATCTCTAGGTTCTTGTGCTTGGATAGGTCTTCTATTGTTTTATCAGTTAAAGGAGCCGTTGTAATATAGGTTTTGCCCTCTATTTTTAGTTCCCATTGGTTTCCCTGAATGAGAATAGAGGCGTCCTTATTGGCTTCTTCGGCTTCCTCGACAATCTTGATTATCTGTGTGTAGGAGACCTTCTCAACTGTAGTGGGAGGCTCGAATGTCCCGACGCTCAACACGAAAAAAGCAGCAACAACAACGATAAACCATATAACTAAACTTTTGTTTTTGCTACTAATAGGCATGTGAGCGGGTTTCTCCGAAATCTATTACATAGTAAATAGTTCGGAGAGGTAGGTTATTTCACCAGCCGCAAACCCTCTTCTGAGATATACTCAACTTGATAATCACGAGGGGCTTCGCCAGTCCATTCGACTTTTAACATCGGGCTCATTGCTCTTCGTGGTGCTGGGGTAGTTGATAAAACTAGCCCAACATAGCGTTGCCCGGCAATCGTAATCTCGACGAGTTGTCCAGGGCTGTATTTTGACTTGAGAGCCATAAGAGCAACCTCCACGTCATTATAACACAGGTTTTTTCTGTGTCTAATGATTTATTGGATTTCGTCTTCTTTGTGTGCTAGGGTGCCGCCCTCTTGCCAATTCACAGTCCACCATCGCTCGCCCTTGCGAACAAAAGGTCCTAGTAGCTGACCAGTGTCGCCTGATGCTGGGTGTTGTACCATGGTTCCTGGCTTAAGTTCTGGGTTGCTCATAACTTTCTCCTTTTTGTAAAGTATAGCAGGGTTTTTTTATTATTATAGTTTTTGTTTGCCGTCAGGGTTCGCTAACGATGTCCCAGCAGTTGTTGGCGTTAGTGAGTGATTCCTCAATCCTCTCGCCGGTTGAGATCATCTGCATCTTTACATACTGGTTGGGGGGATAGCCATTGCTTGGGCGAGGGCCGGAGTAGGGTCTCGCAAGAACCAAAGCCAACTGACCACGGCGAGCACTATGACGGGCTCGTAAAATAGTTCCAGGCTGCTGGACTTTCCACATCTTATCTTTAATCAACACTGCTCATCACCTCCCAGTTGATCGCCATATACATAATCCTCATCCCGCTGGGGAACATAACATCATACTCAGAATACTTTTCTTTTGCTGGTACAATGATAGCATACTCGCCATTCTTGCGAATAGTGATATTGTTTCGACACCACTTCTTTGCCCGTAGTAGCGTTCCTGGCTTGACATTGTCTGGATTCATATTGAGCCGTGAGTTGTATGTTTCTCGTTGCATTACCACAGCCTCTTCGTAAGTTTCCGCTCTGAAAGAAAGCAGGTGCTGCCGTCAGGTCGCATAACTTTCCAGTGCTGCTTATTAATCTTTTCCATCAAAAGCAGAGGAGCCTTTTTTTCTGCGAGATAAATAAACCAGTCAATTGAATACTCGTCAATCGCTGTCTTTCTAATGCGAACTAAATCACCTGGATTCATGATAAGACCTCTGCCTCATTTGCAAAGAGCATGATAGTGTTGTCCTCGCAACCCATAATGTCTTCTAGTTCATTGAACTGAACAGCAGATGGATAAACCTTGACCCGCTCTGGGAGTTTGTCTTGGTCAATCCTATAGGAGAGGTCATACTTCTCCTTGACCACCAGACCAATTGAGCCTTCAAGTCGTTTGCGGATGCCAGGAGCGAACTTGTTTAAAGCCTTGGGTGTTATTTTTACAATCTGCCCGACCTTCACGATACCTGCTCCATATTGCAAACATAATCTACGAACTCATTTGTGCCGTCAAAGGGCTCACAGACATAAAAGATGTGTTCTTCTGCACCTTCGTAGTCTTGGCTAAACTTACAGCCAGGAGACACCTTCGTGACAAGAGCAACCTTACCGCCGTGAGGGGCATTCTCTCCAAAACCTTCTGGTCGGCTGCGAATCAGCATACCAGGCTGGATACGGCAGCGGTTCTGAATTGACTTGAGAAGTTCTTCGCCGTAAAGCACCACTCTCTCCTTAGTACATGAAGGTGTTAGCGACAAGGTGATCAACAACCTCATCGTGGATATCCATAGCACTTTGAGGGTGCTCGTGGATGGCAACATACCAAGCGTCAAGTGCGCCTTGACCTTCGGCGTTGAGGATGTTTTCGATGTGTTCTTGAACCGACATTTCTCTCTCCTTACATCTTATACTATCACGGATAAGGTTGCTGTCAAGCTTTTTGTATTAGTTCTAGAGATTCTGGATAATGAATCTTGTTTTCGGGCATACCTTCTAGGTTGACCCATATAATCTCACCCCTGGCTTCAAAGATTTTTCGTATGAGGTATAATTCTTTGTTCCCTCGATGCCGAACCAAATCACCTGGCTTCACTGACCACCTCCATATTGTCTTCGTGGGCTAGAACATTTTGACCGTCGTTCATACGTTTGACAATCCAGTTGTACCCACGGCTTTGACGAACAATCATACCCAAAGTCTTGTTGTAATGCTTATCAACATTGACTAGGGCACCGACACCGAACCTATTTATTTGCTGCATTGATCAACTCCAGTTCGCAGAGGTTCTGTCCCCTGACTTCACCATCATTCCAGAGAACCTCTACAACATCCATAACACCCCAAGACAGAACAATAACTCCTGCTTGACCATCCTCAAGGTGCCGAACCAGATCACCCTCTTTCATTTTCATAACTACTCTCCGCTATCTACGAGCCAAACAATTTCCCACGCCTCGTGAAGACGGGGGGGATAGTCTTCATGACCTTCCCACTCCACACGAATGTTGTGGTGGTCGCCGCCGACAACCACACCTTTCTTACCACGGAAAAGGGGGTGGTACCCTGCGTACTTGACACGCTCGCCATGAAACATATTGAAGTCACTCATCACTCTCTCCCTTACAACACTATATTACTACAGTTTAGGGATAGGTCAAGTTTTTTATTTTGTTACCAAAAGAATTTCTGTAGCTTTCTTAGCTTCGAAGCCATCATCAACTTTCTTTCTTCTTCCTGCGGTATAAGTCACAGGGAACTTATGCATTGTAAATCCTGATGCATTCTCTTCAAAGAAGCCGTCACCTGCCTCCCTATTTGAAAGCCATCCTGTTCCGCCATGTTCCTGGCAAACTTCTAGTAGGCTGATTACACGTTTCTGCTCGGCGTCATTAAAATCAGTCTCATACTGAGTGAAACTATCTCTGTAGGGAGGATCCATAAACAAAAAGGTATCAGAGTTGATGTGTTCTTTTGTTGCCTCGAAGTCGCCACTAAGGATTGTGCATTTTTGTAAAGCATGGTGCCACCACTCAACGACCTCTTTATCATAAACTTTATCTTTTTGGTTCAAAAGGCCAGCAGGAGTGCCAAAGCGTCCATTGGTGTTTTTGTTCTCTTGCCACAAACCATTAAAACCAGTTTTCATCAAGAAATACAAAACAGCAGCTTCTTTTGTTGTGCCCCAGCCCTCATATTCGTAGGCATGTTTCTGGCGAAGATTGAAATAAAAGTATCGGCGGCAAGGACGGAGGCGATATAACTTATCCCAGTTTAGTTCATTCTCTTTCTCAAACTTTTTGTCTGTCTCCCCCTTTGGGAGAGATAAGTATTCTTTAGACAAAATGTCCAAGACTTCAACAAAGTCATCACAATCATTCTTGATGGCAGTGTAAATGTTCATAATACCTGAGTTGATGTCATTGATAATAAACTCAGCATCTGGATTCTTCTGATATGCCCAGATAAACATTGCACCGCCGCCGAAGAACGGCTCAATATAACGATCAAAAGCTACACCCTCAAGAAGGTCAGCGTATTTCTTGAGCATACGGGTCTTGCCGCCTGCCCACATATAAAGTGGCTTTGTCATAGTTTCAGATCTCGCTTTCAATGAACTGAACTATACTATCTCGGATTTCCTCTAGCGTAAAGCCGTCTTCCTTGAGGAAGCAGGACGGACCTTCTGAGCGGAAAGTGTTGTATTGTCCTTTGTGGGCAGCGTGAAGGATGACCTGAATGGGATTACCTTCTCTCACTCCCTCGCCCATAGCATAGGTCACCAGAGGGCAGCGATCATTGATCTCTTTAATGAGGAAATAGTTTTTGTACCAGCGCTCAATAGCATTCCCTCTTGGTCCCTGTTTTTTTGCTTCAAAAGCAGCAATCAGCTTCCCTTGATAGTACCAGACGCCACCGTCTGGAGAACAAGCTCCGATCTTGGTTGGAAGAGATTCTTTAATAATCTTATTGTGCCGCTGAATGCCAGGATACCTCTCTTGGAGAATCTTTTCTGCTTCCTTCGAAGCTAGTCGCACAACCTTGTCGTGGTTGAGTGACTGAGCGTCCCAAGCCGTGGTCCCTGGTTGGATTCCGCCTGCCATTTTATTCTCCTTTTCCTGACCCTGAAATAACTTCTAAATGATGGACTGAGTAATACTCGGTGTCAGGTGATTCAAGCCAATCAACAAGGACACAGGTTGTGCCGTGGTTCTTCACTTCAGGCTCTGATAAGACAAGCCCGATGGGATTCCAGCCTAAATTGGCTTTGACATCCCAGTCTGAGATTCTAACTAAATCACCTGGCTTCATTGAGAACCTCCGCAACTCGCCAAGCACTACACCCGCCGGCTGACTGATCATCGCAATATAATATTTTGACGTGCGGATACTCGCTGCCGCCAGGTCCAGTTGAGCGCATATATACCTCGGTCAGGATCGCAAGGTGTCCAGACTTCATCCTCACGAGGTCGCCAACCTTCAGGTTTTTACGCCATTCGTTTTTACTCATCAATAACCTCTACTGAGAAGTTGTCGTCATCAATTGTTGAGACCCACCGCATATTGATGGTGGTGGTTGCCTGGAGCAACATAAAAGGTCCAGGAGCGTTTGTCTTGAAAGACACTGATGGGTTCATGCGAATGACTTCCCAGATGTCCCCTTGTTCACGAACACGATTCTTGCCGTGACGGGTGATGCCTGTAAGTCTTACTTTTTTACCGACTTCCATAGTTCTCCCCTTTGCAATAGTATATTACCACAGGCAAAGGGTGTGTCAAGTTTTTGTATGATTTTCTACCACTTTTTGAAGTCTTTTTATTCCTTCCTTGATTGTGCTGATTTCTGGCCCGTAAGAGAACCTCAAATGCTGACTAAATCGTGAAGAAGCTTTGCCTCGACGCTTGCCAGGATTCACATCAAAGAACTCGCCTGGAACAACGATAACTTGCTCTTGCAAAGCGGCTCTGAAAAAGTCCATCCCTGTATTCAGACCCTCAGGTAGTGCTGATACATTACCCCAAGCATAAAATGCTCCGTCCGGCTCTCTTTCGAAGGTCACTCCAAGCTTTTGGAGACCGTCTAACATTATTCTTCTTTTTTCCCTGAAGTTTGCTTTCAAGGCGGCTGTCTCTTGCTGCACTTTGGCTGGATCAAGCAATGGAACGATGGCTCGCTGGGCTGGACGACAAGCACCGCCGTCAAGGAAGCTACCAGCACTAGTCACGCTCTCAATGACGTGTTCTGGTCCAACAATCCAAGCAATACGCCAACCTGGGTAACGCCAGTTTTTGGTTGCACCGTCCAAAAGGACTACTGGGTCTTCATTTACGTCTTCAACGTATTTTGCGGCACTGAGAGTTTCGTCTAAACGCATCCCAGAATAAACATAAGAGCTATAGAACTCATCCATTAGCATATAGCAGTCAAAGTCTCGTCCAGTACTCACCCACTCCTTTAGTGCTTTACCTTTAATAGTTTTTCCCGTTGGATTGCAGGGGTTGGATACCAAAACGGCACCCAAACCACGACCCTGGACTTCTCTTCTCAAATCTTCTGTTGTGAAAGAGTAGCCCTTCTCAGGGTCTAGCAGGATTGGGATGGGGTTGAAGCGGTTGAATGTCGATAATAGCTCTTCATAGGCTGTGTAATCTGGGACAAAGTGTCCTAAGTTAATATTTCCTAGTGAAGCCGCCAATCTGGCGAGTGCTAGTCTGCCCCCTGATACTACTGAGACGTTTTTTGCAGTGTATTTGGATTTCTTGCCTTTTCGGAAAGTTTCATTATAATAATTTGCGATCGCTTCCCGCAAATCTGGCAATCCTGATACAGGTGCATACTCGTTGTCAGCGTCGACTACTGGAATATTGTGTATTCGCTCGACACCATTCTTTATAAAATCAGTCTGCGGCTGTCCTTGTCCAAAATTGACCCATTCAGGATTCCCTCTATAAAAACCTAGCTTTGAAGCTTCTTGTACAACATATACAACGCCGGTCCTGGGAACCTTCCTGAATGTTTCGTTTGACATACTCCTCTCCTAGAAGACTAGAAGTAAGTAGTTTTTGACTTTGCTTATCGATCGCCTGTAGAGCCTAGAGCACCGTCAGAACGACTTGTCTCTTCATCATAGATGTGGTCTGAGTCAATCAACTCAATATCAGTCCTGACTTTTACAAAAACTGCCTGGGCGATTTTGTCTCCTTCGTGGAGCGTTTGGTTGCGATGGGTAATGTTATGAAGATTGACAAAAATCTCTCCTGTGTATCCTCGATCAACCACACAAGCACCAACAACCAACCCTCGCTTTGAAGCAATGCCTGACTTGTTTTTGATCTCAAGCATATAACCCTTAGGCACTTCAATCTTCAGTCCTGTTGGGAGGATCGAGGAGCCAAAAGGCAACACAGTCTCAATCTGAGAATCTAGCTCTGGCTTTGGGGGTGGGCAAAAAAACAAGTCCATACCAGCATCATCTGCATGGGCTCGTTTTGGTAGTTTAGCATTTTCATGAACTCGTTGGACTCTTACACGCATTTTATTATTTTCTTCCTTTTTTTCGTCCCAGTATCCTGGGCAAGCTGGTTTTAGATTACAACCACAACCAAAGCAATCTTCGCCTTTTACTAAGTCTTTTCCATCAATCAATTTCAAAACTCCTTGAGTTGATGATATCTTTTTCTATCTGGCCAAGGTTGTCTCGCTGCCAGTCATTGATAGATTCCCAAAGGGCATCGTAATATTCATCTTCATCATCAAGGTTGGTGTCGGGAGAATATCGACCGACAATATCCCTGATCTCATCTTCTGTTTCAGCAATGTCTCCTGCCCACAGATCAGGACCATTAAATACCATCCAGCCGACAAAGTTTGGACCTTCGTCTTCATAGGAAACATTTATTAAAAGCTCTGGGTCAAGTTCTCCTAGTTGTTCGGCTAGCCAGCATAGCCCTAGCTCTGGAGCATCCCAGGCACTTGTTCCAAAGATACCTTCTTCATCATGCTCCTCAAGGTAGCACCACTTGCTGCCAACATTTTCAATGTACCAACTGCGACTATTTGTTTCTTCATAAGTTGGTGAATCTTCTCCGCCATCTACAAACATATCTCCAAAATTACAATTGTCATCTTGGAAGCGGCTGTAAAGTTCTTGAAGTCTCTCTAGTGCTGCTTCGTTGATTTGTTCAAAATTAGCCCTGAAAGTCACATTGTTAGCCATTTTTATTCTCCGTTGTTAAAGTGGCGATTTAAGGTTTCAATATTTTCTTCTGCTTCCGTCAAAGCCTCTGTCCATTTAGTGACTTCTTCTAGAAGGTTCGAATGTTCTCCAATCCCTACTGAATTGTTTAGATAGACATCGAGAATGGCTAGAGCCTCGTCTCGGTTTGCTTCGTATTTCGACAAAGCGGCTTGTAGTAGTTTGCTGCTCATGTGAGCCTCCTAAATGACCTCTTGATAGAGCGGGTGCTGAATCCCCACTTCTCGTTATATTCTAAGTTAGCAACATACACTTTGTTAAGGGAGATCCTATCGTTTTCTTTTACTCCCCAACAACGGATGCGAGCATCGTGAGCATTGCTGTCGGTGGTGTGGATAATCCAGTATTCCTTGCCGTTCTTGGTCTTCTTGACTTTTACTTCCCTTGGAATGAACCAGACCAGTTGTAGATCGGGGTCATACTCGCTGATAGGAGGGCAGCCTCGGTTCATTAGGTTGTCTTGGATTTCCTGCGGCATAATCTCATGGATAGGGAAGATGCCTGTGAGCGAAGCGAAGTGTTCAATCTTCTCCTCCTCTGAGAAGTCGCCCTCAGGAGCATACATCTCAATATTCTCAATGAGGTTCTTCTCCTTGCGAGGGCGATCGACAGCAACCGCTGACCAGAAGTGGCGAAGTCCTGTGAAGCGTTCGTCCATTAGTTCCGTTAGGGATTGGCTGCGGACCAGCACGTCAAGAGCCTTCTTGTTGAGTTTAGAATAGACGATATTCTCGTTGAACAAGAAGTCTTCTACGCTCTCAAAAGGCCTGTTGTCGATAATCTGGTCAATCGCACTATCCCCAAGTCCTTTGATGCCTGCGAGAGGCTGAATAAGCGTCTTGCCGTCATCACCGATTTCCCAAACACGTCCTGACTTGTTAATGCTGGGAGGGACAATATTAAACCCGAAGGACTTGGCTGTATTGATTGCTTGTGCCTTGCGGTCTTCTGGCTCCTTGTCAAGGAAGGCAGCCATCCACTCTGCTGGGTAGTAGTAGCTCAACCAAGCACACTGGAAGGATACTGCTCCGTAGGACACGGCGTGCGACAGGTTGAAGCCGTAGCCTGAGAAGAACTCCATTTTTGCCCAGAGGTTCTTGGCTACTTCTTCGCTTAGTCCGTGGTTGTTACAGCCCTTTACAAA